TTTGGCATCTTTTTCTTCTAGTTCGTTATAGTGGTGATGTAGATAATAGCTTTTCTTGTTATCCGCTGTTAGTGTGTATCCACGTTCTTGCATCCAAACTGAGAACGCCCATTCCCAATCTAACAAGACGCCATCGGCATCGGTGAGTATAAGTTTGTTTTTCATACTGTATTATAACATACTTTAACCCTTGTGTCAACGGGCTAAGTAAAATATGAATATAATAATCGCAACCTTGGTAATGGTTCAAATTACCATAGCCTGTGTCACTCTATACCTACATAGAAGTCAAGCACACAGAGCAGTACAATTTCACCCAATCCTGGCACATCTAATGCGCTTTTGGCTATGGTTATCAACCGGTATGGTGACCAAACAATGGGTAGCCATCCATCGCAAACATCACCAGAAGAGTGATCAAGAGGGCGATCCGCATAGTCCCCAAATATACGGAATTTGGCGTGTGCTATTTGGCGGAGCATTCTTATATCACAAGGCTAGCAAAGATACCGCAATGATCGATCAGTTGAGCACAGGCACACCTAATGACTGGATCGAGCGTAAACTTTATACCCCGCACAGCCGCTTAGGGATTCTTTTAATGTTGGTCATAGACCTTGTTCTTTTTGGCCCTATAGGTTTAGTGGTGTGGGGTATTCAAATGATTTGGATTCCAATATGGGCAGCTGGAGTTATCAACGGACTCAGCCATTGGTGGGGATATCGAAATGTTGAAACCAACGACACTTCGAAGAATTTAATACCCTGGGCTTTCTGGATAGGCGGCGAGGAGCTACACAACGGGCATCATGCAGACGGAGCCAATGCTAAGTTTAGTCAACGTTGGTGGGAGTTCGATATTGGCTGGATGTATATCTGTATACTGCGGTTCTTTAAATTAGCAACAGTTAGAGCATAAAGAAAAAGCACCCGAAGGTGCTTTTCTTTTTACCACTATATATTTTTGCTCTATGAGCGTAATATTATTTCTTTACGCCTGCATTAACAAATGCGTACATTTTTTCGGCGGTCTCTAATACTTTATCTAAACCTGGAAACTCTGGCATTTGAACTGTGCTAACAATTTGACCAGTCTTCTCATCACGAGTAGCTGTCATTTCCCAACCTGCAAACTTAGATTGAAAGTCGTCTTGCACTAGGCTTTTAGCCATGCCCAAGATATCTGTACGGATTTCATAACCGTTTTTATTGAATTTAACTTCTGGTAGCTTTGGTGCTGTAAAAATTTCTGACATAATAATCTCCTGTGTGTTAATGTCTGTTGCTAACAACTACTTCTTTTTCGCTGTTAGTTTATTATATATGCCTAGAGACAAAAAAGCAACTTATTTTCTGAACTTTTTTACTCGTTCCTTGATAAGGGTTACCACTTCATCACTAAGCACTACTTCGTAGTGGTTGTATTGGACTTCCACTAGTTCCATATCCTTATGATGTTTCTGGCTAGCAATGGTCACAACCCCGTCATTGGGCTCGTGCATAAAAGGACTTTGTCCTTTTACAGTCCCAATGTTAGTCCACGGGTGCTGTATTTTAATACGGCTAGCTTGCTTCATAACCCACGAACTAGGACCAATGTCTCGCATTAGTCTGCTAAAAGGCAAAAAGTATTGAGCATAGTCCGCTACTTCGGCGCCCCCATACGGAGTACTAAGTGTAATAGCACCGTTAACAGATTCCGGAATACAGTTGGCTAAGTGTAGGCTGTAGATACCACCTAGACTGTGTGCAACAAATACTAGATCTTTATAATCTTTTAGTGTTGCCTGCATGTCTTTTAGGTTGTTTTCGAACCCGTTACGACTGTCGTAATTGATATCGATACCTTGACCTAATTTACTTCTGATATAATTGAAGCTTTCGCTGGTGGCATTAGCACCGTGTATGTACACCAAGTTCATGCCAATATTTATCGGAATTTATTTGGCTAACATTATGTCTCTAGCTTCTTTGTGCATGCCTGCACGAGCCATTGCCGCAGCGGCGCGAGCCTGTCCAATACTTAGGCCGATTTCGTATAATGCGTTTAAAAATGATTTCATAGATAGCTTTCCTTTTGAGAATTGAATTGTCGGATGTAGTTTTCCAACTGTGCGGCATCGGTAATGCCTTTGGTGCTTAGATAAGCGTCTAAGCGGCTTTGGTAATTGGATCCTGGGAACATTTCTGCTAATCGTTCCAATATAGCCAGCATCCTGCTTGATAAGTATTTCATATTGTTCTCTCTGTGTTGTAGTACTCATGGTTTCTACTGAGTTATTTATCCAGCTCTTGTGCAATCGCGCATTTTTCAGTACAATGTTATAATTGTTTAAAATGAGTTAAATACATGATAGGAAACAATTTATGAAACTTCGTACCAGATCAATTCTGCAGGAACTCAATGAAATTGCCGAAGTACGCAATACGGATTCGTTGATCGAAAGCCGTGCCACCAACATCATTAATTCCGCTATTAATCTGTTGGAAAGCATACACAAGCATTATGACGCTGAAAGTGCTGACGAATTAGAGCGTCGATTGATCAATGCTATCAAAGGACAAGATCCCAGTAAATTTACCCGCGGTGTACGAAGATTGGCAGAATCGCGTAAGGCCAAAAGAAAACTAGAAGAATCTAACAACAATGAATAAGCTATTTGAAGGCGGTAATGTATTCAAGGACGCCGATAAAAAATCACTAACGCAACGCATCGCCACAGGCGACGTTGAGTCGACGGTCCTGTATATCGAAAAGATCACAGGCCTGGACTTTACCAAAGAAAAACACGCAGATGACAAAAAACCGGTGAAATGGTTGGGCACCACAGGCCGCAAAGAAGATCCAGATGGCACCTTTGAGCGCAACAGTTCCGGGGATCTAGATCTTTCAGTGGATGCCAATGAAGTAGACAAAAGAGCCTTTGCCGACAAATTGATAGCACAGTTTGGCAAAGAAAATGTCAAGCTCAGCGGAGATAATGTGCATTGGAAAACTCCTATCAACGGTGATGCTGCCAATGGGTTTGTGCAAGCTGACTTTATGTTTTCCGCAAATCCCAAGTTTCAACAAGGTAGCATGATCGGTGGACAGGGTGAGTACCGTGGAGAGCACCGCCACATTGTATTGAGTTCAATTGCCCGTGCTAGAGGCATGAAGTACAGTCCCAAACATGGTTTACTAAACGCTACCACAGACGAACTGTTACCTGACGGCAACGATTGGAATGTGATCAGCAAGCAGCTATTGGGACAATCAGCCACGGTCAAAGACATTCGTTCTGTGGACACCATTCTCAATTATATCAAGAAACTGCCCAACTACGAAGAGCTAGTTGCAGGTGCTAGAGAAACACTAGGCAAACAAGGAATCGAATTGCCGAAGAACGAAGCCTTTGAAAGCTATCAACCTGGAACAATAGGTTGGATGCGCAGAATGATAAACATTACAAAATGAGAGCATTTGAATTCCTAATTGAAGACGAAGCGGCTCCTGCACCCAAGAAAGTGGGCCGTGAGTTTAATCACCTAGAAGATCTAGTGTTCACAGAGGCCAATGGTGCTGTCAAAGCCATACAGATCCTAAAAGATTTAGCCAGTCCAGAAACCAGTATTACCATTAAGTGGGACGGCAACCCCACAGTCTATTGGGGACGTGAAGAAGATGGCACCTTCCGCATGGTAGGCAAGAACAACTGGGGACGTGAAGAAGGCAAAAGCTCTAACCCAGAAGAATTAAAACAGTTTATCATGAGTCGTGGCAAAGGTGAAGACTGGCGTCCTAAATTTGCCAGTGATATGGCCGCACTGTGGCCCATATTTGAAAAGGCAACACCTGCAGAATTCCGTGGCTATGTTTATGGAGATATTCTATTCCATCCAGGTAAACCCTATAAAGGTGGCGATGGTAAAATATCATTCACTCCTAATCAAACCACTTATTCCGTGACAGGCAGCAGTGAAGTTGGCCGTCAGTTGGCCAAGGCCAAAGTGGCAGTGGCAGCACACAAACTGTTCAGTTACTTTGGAGACAAGAGTGGTGAAGACTTCAATGACGTTGAGCAGTTCAGTGGTAACCCTGAACTCAAGGTGTTTGGACTCACCAGTGTGAGTTACAGACCTGCTGTGGGAGCAGATAATCTCAGCAAGATAGAAGCATTGGCCAAAAATCAGCGGGCAATAAACAACCTGTTGGCTCCTGTAGCAGGCATGGGCTATCTGCAGAGTGAGATCTATACCTTTGTGAACACTCAATCAAAGGCCAAGCAATTGGACAACATCAACACAGAAGCGTTCATGTCTTTTGTGCAAAAAACTCCTGCTAAAGCTGCCAAGATCACAGCACACAGCGAACAACATCCAGGAGTTATGGACAAGTTGTTTGAACTGGTGCGTGAAATCATGGCAGCCAAAGATGAAGTAATACGTGAGTTAGACGCTGCCGGAGGTGACATTACAGCCACAACAGGTGGCAAGCCCGGCGGGGAAGGCTATGTTGCTGGTGGTTCAAAGTTGGTACCTAGAGACCGCTGGACTCCTTTTAGAGCCGACTAAAATCAGCCGTATCGGCGTGATTTTTTCAATCCAATATAAATACTGTATAAGAATCAAGGTGATTCTTATATATTGCCGGTCCCGGAGCGGGATCATTGATAAGGAGAAAACATCATGGCAGAAACAACAAGAGTAAACCCCACAGCAGTAGCATTGGGCACACTACAATCTACACTACAACTAAAACTGTTTAAGTGTGTTTTGAATAACAGCGGCGATGCAACAGCACGTAACGCAGCAACTATGTCACTATTGACAGATGAAATCGGCACTACCGGTGCATTGATGCAAGGCAAGGCCAACGGTCTTGAGCTAGCATTTATCGGTGACGGTCACGCTCTTGACGTTGACACAGTTGCAATCCGTTTAGGCCGTATCATTGCAGCAGGTTCACGTACATCTTCTGGTGTTTGGACATTTACAGGCGGTGGTACATTGACTGTAACTAACCCAACAACTTTTGTTGGTCTACAGACCTAATTAGTTAATTCTCAGGGATGGGAAGCACTAAAGCACCTTCGGGTGCTTTTTTGTTGGCTGGTCAATCGTAGGCGTAAATAGTAGCACATTATGGCACGCTATCAAGTTATTACTCTCGTAGACATCACTAGAACTCACGCTAGTAGATATGAAACTGATCAATTGAAATTAGGACAACAGGCCAACTTCAACGCTCTTCAACAGGCAATTGGCCTGCGTTCTAATTTTTCCTTTCTGTCCGACCCCAGTCAACAGTCCGGACAGTTGCCAAGAGACCTAGAAGGTAAGGCTACTTATTGGACTTGGAACTTTGATACAGAACGTGATAGTGTTTTTCTCAAAGGTCAAGACCCAGTTGGCCTGTTAATTGACGATATCAATGGGGTTCCTATAACCAATCAACTAAATAATTCAGTTGATATAGATCCAGCAGCATTTATTAGTAAAGGTGATCGTGCAAATATTTGGATATACGAAATCACACAAGCGGGATAAATACAATTTAACAGGCAAAACCATTAGGCATTTCGGAACACTTAGGCACATGGCTCGGAGCGAGCACTTGACTTAACATAAAAGGAAACAGCCATAATGGCCACAACCGTAGAACGACTTGGTGTAGTAGAGACCAAGGTAGCAAACCTAGACGAAAAATTAGACGAGATCAAGGTTGATGTCAAAGACATGCACGACTGTCTAGACAAGACTCGCGACAGTGTCATGGCCAAATTAGATGACATGTACGGAGCAAGCTGTGAACAACATAGTCAATTGGCCAGTAAAATTACAGAATTAGAACGTTTCAAACAAAAATGGATCTATATGACAGCAGGCGGCATAGCAGTGTTGGGCTTTTTATCCGGCCACTCTGCAACATTTGCCAGCTTGTTCAAGTGACAGGTTGAATACAATTAAATAAGGGCCATAGGTCCTTTTTTTATGACTAACATTTCTAAACGCTTAGAGCAAGTAGTTAGTTCTGCACAACAAAGATTAATTGAAAAACATCAAATTCTCCCAGTTAAAGTCGCAGAAGGAATCCTTGTGGGCGATGTACTCATTGTCAGCGAAGGCATTGTCAAACACCTTAGATATAATGACACCTGGCTTTACAAAGACATTTACCTAAATGCAGCAGCCATACGATTGGCCAATATGTTGGCTGTAAACAAACTGTCAATTCACGCTGATAAGCTGCATAGGGCAGATCAGGAGTACGGCCGCTGGTACCATGACAGTCAAATGCTTCGTGCTCAATATCAAAAAGCACAGCTCAAACATGATCACAACCGTGCAGACATGTTATGGGCTAGATACTGTGAAAGCAGAGATCGAGCTATAAATGCCAAAAACATTGTGCAGCGATTGACCTGCATATGAATAAATATACTATCATTCTGGACCTTAACTAATATGAAAACAACAGACCTTTTTGCATTCAATAGATCATCTAAAAGACTAAATGAATCGTTGTCTAAAACTTTTGGGCGTAAACTAAACTTAGAAACATTCAGTGTTGAACAGCTGGAAGATGCACGTAATAAACTACGCACACAGATCTACACGGCCCGTAGCAGTTCTAACTTCAACGAAACGGTGGAAAACGATGCTCTAACACAGGCACAGTTCATGCACGATGCTATTGTTGCAGAACTTGCAGAGCGTGATGAGCCTATTGTTGACAACACACAACTAGAAGAAGCACAAGCGTTCTATGTAATGCTCTTGGGACCACGTTCTGGCCAACGTGATCCATACCACGGTCCTTTTAATAGTCCAGACGAAGCACAGGCATGGATTGACACTGAATCACCTAATCCGGAAGATTACGAAGTAGGCGATTTCCCTGCTGGACAATTTGGACAATATGATAATGGCCAACCAGTACAAGAAGGTATGACGGAAGGTGGCAACTTTGACGAACAAGCGGTAGTAGATCTTCTTAAGAAATTCGACGAAGATATGAATGAAATTGGCGGCTACGGTGATCCCGACTATGATAAAATTATGGCGGCTCTAAGCAAGGGTGATATTGAGTCTGCCATCGATGAAATTTGGAATTCTTATTCCGATCAAGATGGCGGCGAACTTCGCAATATAGATTCGTATATTCAAGATCTAGAATCCGAAATTAGTTATGTTGTACAAGGATCAGACGACGAAGGCGGCGACACCGATGATGCATATGCCCTAGCATCAGCAGGTCATGGTGGCGAT